AAATTTTAATGACTTTGGTAATTCTTTTACATTAATTGTTTTTTGTCCTGACTTTAAGGCATTAATTAAAAAATTACCGGCTACTTTTACACTCATGATTTCCTCTTTGGTTTAATCTTTCTTGCTTTTAAAAAATCAGATCTAGCTTTGTCTACAGTTTTTTTGCTTTTACCTGATCTCATTGCTGATAACATTTTTCTGGGAACCTCTACACCTTTTGATTCTAAATATCTGTCTCTAGCAGTTGCTTTACGACCATACATTTTTCTATCACGAGCAGCTTTTTTAACAGCGGTCTTTGCTAATTTTTTTAGTACCATGTGAATTTGCCACCCTTCGTAGCGGCACCCATTCCTAATTTGGTTCCTTTGACAGGTTTTCTATCAATTGATATTTCTTGTGCTTTACCTTTTGCAGGTGCTACACCTTTTGTTGTAATAGCTCCAGCTTCAACAGCATTAGGTATATCTATTTGACCTCTGCCATAAGATCCTATCTTTTTTGTTGAACCACTTTTACTATTAGTAGTTTGTTTATTATATAAAACGTTAGCCATCTTACCTCCTATGGTATATATGATTGAGCCGGTTTAATACGATGAGAAATTCTTTCTCTATCGTTTCCTGCAGCTCTATCAAATTCTTCATCATATGACGCTTTTAAATTAGCACTCAAAGCTGGTGCTCTTTTTAAACTCATATAATATGCTAATCCTGCCGTTAGACAAGGCATAAAATAAAAAGGCACATCAGCGTAATTAGTATAGTCACCAGCGTCCTCTATTCTTTTTATAAAAAAATATTTAAAAATGTAAGCTTTATCTGGACTAGGATATAGAAACAAAGTCATATCATTTTCTGGTCTACCATTAGTGGCAGCACCTCCAACGGTGACTGTCCCAGGCATTAATACAAATTGAGTAGGTCTTGCATCTCCAGTTGCAGTTCTTTCTTTTCTTGAAAGATTAAAATACTCTTCTCTAGATATTTTAGTAATCGCTACATCTGTAGTATTACTATCACCTTCTAAATTTGCAGTGGCATCTGCTGTAGTCGTTATGGTTGCATCTATAATATCAACCACAGATTGATCTACAGTATAATGATTTGTTCCTGGAGTTAAAGTTTGAGTTCCATAAGTGACTGTCCAAAGATTAAGTCCACGATTTGCCCATTCTGAAAAAATTAAATTTAAAGATCTTTTTGCAGTTTTTAAATCGTAACCGCTTCTAACCTCTAAACCACATCTTTCAAAAGCTTCTTCTATAATCTCTTCTATCGAAAGATTAAAATTAGTAGTGCCTGAATAAGCCATATAAACCTCTATGATGATATAGGTGTATATTCTTTTATAAATTCAACAACTAAACTTGCAGTATCGTCATTAGTAACAGAAGAAAAGTTAATCAAAACATCGCCTGTGTAATTAGTAGCTTTTGTATTTTGTAAGCCACCTATGGTGCTGAAATCCATGTCATCAGCAAAATTACAAGACCATGCGATTGGATTAGTTCCACTGTTGACCCACTCTAATAAAAGTGGTTTGGTTGTTGCAGAGTTGTTAACGCTCCACCATAATTTATTAATGTTGATAAAAGTACAAGCTGTGCCATCATTTCTTACATTTAAAGCAGATGCATCAACATTAAATGTTTCAGCTGTAGTAGAAGCTATTTTAGCAGTAAATGAAAATATTGCTTTCTTGTCTCCGTCAAATAGTTTTTTTGTATATTGAGCCATTTAATTCCCCTTGTAAAAGGGTGGGGCCATTACTCCCCACCCACGGTTATATTAATTACGAATAAGATACGTCTCTATCTTGCGCCGCCATTATGTAATCAATGGTTGTTACTTTCTGTCCTGTAGCGTCACCAGAAACACTCATAGCCATTACTTTCATATTAGCTGTTGGAATGTTAGTGGTAGAAGTACCAACCAAATTTCTGTTTATGTAAAATTGAACTTTGTTTGTGCTGTCATTTTTTGTAGCAACAAGTCCCAAAGTTACGTATGTATCATTTTCCATTGTTGATTTTGTGGTATCAGCAAATTCTACTAGAGTCTGAGTGTCACCAGATTCAGTAGTTCCTTTGACAATAGCACTGCCATCCACTTTTACAAATCCAATAACATTACTTGAAAGTAATGCGTTCTCTGGGTTTGTTGCAAATGTTTCTGTAAAACCAACTAAGAAATCAGTTTGTGTTGCATCAGAAATCTTTACTCTTGTTTCAAAATAAAGTTTGTTACCTGCTGTTGTAGGTAGAGCAAAAGATTCTTGTTTTGCTTGAATTGAGGCACCATCGTTATCTGTAGTATTTGCTGAAGTTAAGTTTACTTCACCATTGAGAGAATCTGCAACAACTGCTGCAGTTGCTGATGAGTCTTTTACGATAGTCCAATTGTGTGTCGCATCTAATGCACCCTGATTAAAATCATCAAAATATGTGAATTGATCAGGCCACATAGACATTTTTAAATTTTCAAAAGCACTTGCATTTGAAAATAGTACCGGTCCTTTAAAATGTGTAGCCATTTTTTTACTCCTTGCCTGTATAGGGCATTCGTTACCTCGTCACTATACTGTACTGCCTAGCCAGCCTCGGTAACTGTTTACTAGGTAGAAGGGGGAAAACCACTTCCCCCCCTTCATAAGTTTATTATGCTCCTGGTGATCCAAAGATACCTCTAGGATCAGAGAATCCAAAAGAATATCTCTCCCTAGCTTTATATCTTACATTACCAGTATCGAAGTCACCTTCCATAGCAGTTCTGATAGGGGCTCTTACAAAATGTTTCAAGCCGTTAGGAGCGTCAGTTTTGATAAAGAACGCATCAGTATCAGTTAGGAAGTTATTAACCACATAACCTTGTGGTAACATTCCCATGTTAGCGATAGCGTTAATATCATTATCTGCTGTTCCTACTCTACCTTGAGATTTCATCAATCTCTCTGCAACGAACTGAAGATTGATTGGGATTATAAGTTTTGTACCTTGCAGTGCAATTTTTAATCCTCTTTCATCTTTCATATCAGCAATATCAATTAAAGCTTGCTCAAGAGAAGTCTCATTGAGGTCAGCTGCTGTTGATAGTTCGTTTTTAAAAGTTCCTGCTAAGATAGGATGGTCTGTAGCACAAAGCTCTTTTCCATCACCACCAGCAAATGAACTGTTAAAGGCATTGTTAAGAACTGCGGCAGCTTTCACTTGTTTAGTGTTTGCCATAGATCTCGCTAATGCTTTTGTATAACGAGTGCTGATTTTGTCGTAAAGGTTGTCCTCTACTGCTTCTTCAGTTAATGAGAAGGCTAAAGCAATTGTTTCGTGAGTATAACGTGAAGTAAAAGTCTCTTGTGCAGCATCATAACTTACACCTGATCCTTCTTCTTTTACGCTCGCGTTTGCGAACCCACCTAACATTACTTCTTCTTCAAATGCACGATCAGAGTTCTCTGTATCAAAGATCTCTGTGTGCTGATTTTCGTATCGGTCGTATTCTAACCCAAACAAAGCGTTCAAACCTGGTTCGAGTTCTTTGACCAACTGCATTCTTGAAATAGCCATTGTTCAATATCTCCTTAGGTTTATGCGCTTGATCCAGTTGTAGTTAGATATAGGTGCTCATTGAATTTAACAATGTAGTTAGCATAAGCTGAACCTGTATCACTATTTTCCGGATCTTGTGAAGCTCTGATTACACGGAACTGAGCAGTTGCTCCAGATCCTGTAATAGAAGTTGCAAGAGTAGATGTAGATTGACCATTAATTGTTGAGCCGGAGCCCGCAACTGAGTCAATGTTATTACCTAAAGCTGCAGCAGCTAGAGTAGCAGTGCCACCCATCTGAACTTCATAAAGTTGGTTTGGATCGTCATACACATACGCTTCTATAGTTTCTCCTGTCGCAACATTTGTTTGCGAATAGAAGTTTGACCATTTTGGTTTTCCTGTTGAAGGATCTTTAGAGATGAAAACACCATTAAAGATACCAATGTTTTTTGTTGATGTAGCAGTTCCTACTTCAATAACTCCGTCTACCAACTGAACGACATCCCCTTTAAAAATGGATGTAGCATAGTTGTCAGCGATTGGATAAACATTGGTTCCACTGTTGTTGATGTTACTTCCCATCTTTCCAACAGGTCTAAAACCGAATGGCGCGTTTACGTTTGCCATGATTTATTTCCTCACAGTTAATATGCGTTATGTTCACCATGAACATAACAAGTTATTAGTCTGTAACTTTGAGGGAAAAACTTAATTTTTATTTTTACCACCAAATGTTACGCGAGAGCTTCTCTCCTGAGAGATCGGCATGCTAGGATGTTGGTCCTTTAATGGATCGTTTGCTACAGCGTCTTCTTTATCTTGCGTTCTTTGTGCAAAATATTGTTTTCGCTCTTCAACGGTTTCCTCAGGAATCCTTGCTAGCATTAAACCTCCAACAGCTATAACACCTTGATACTTACCTGAATCAATTTGTGGCCATTCGGTATCTGGGTATTCGTCACCTCTGACAAATTCCCAACCTTCACGTAGTCTAGCGGATACATTTTTTTGATCCATCTGTCCTACAGATTCGGCTCTTATCCAACGATGGACAAATCCATCTGGCGCAGGTGGTGCGTCTAGTTGTGATGGTGGAGCCCACGGTTTCCTTCGCTCTTGTTTAGCTCTGGTTTCGGACTCGCGTGATGGTAGTTTTGTTTTCATTTTATCTTTTTCCATATGCCTACTCCTTCACGTATTTCGCATACTCTTTTAGTGGCACACCTAGTTTTTTAGCTATAGCTACCTGTGATGGTGTGAGTCTCACAGTGCTTTTGCGTTTCACAGGAGTTGATCTATTTGCAGATGCAACTGTCTGTGAGGGCGTTGAAACCTTCTCAGATTCAAAACGGTGAGGGAATGTATCTCTCATCCTTTTGTCTACCTCATTATAGTAGTCATCGGAAGTAGCGTCAAACCCTTCTTCTATTAATTTACGATGAATTGAGAAAGATGTCAAGGTCATCGGTTCATCTGTTCCAAACCAAGTGTTTTTTTCTGCCCAAGCCTCTGCTTTAGGATCAGGCGGAGGAGGTGGTTGATTTGGTTTTTTTTGATTATTTTGAGCTGGCATTTGAGGTTGATTAGGATCAACACCTCTAGATTCCATCTCTTTTTTTAATCTTTCCCTTTGTTCTTGACTCTTTTTAGCTCTATCTGCTTCAATCGCTAATCTCGCTATTTTTTGATTTGCCTCTACTTGAGCATCGACATCACCTAAATCCATAGCTTCTTTTAATTGTTTTTTAGCTTCAGCTGTTTGAGCTTCTACCCTACTGGTATACTCGTTAATGTATCCTGGTTCCAAAAACTGATTTCTTTGAGCGTAGTTATCTCTTTCTTTTTGTAATCCTTGAGCATATTCAAGAGCAGCTTGTTCTCTTCTTTCTGCTTCTCTTGCTTTTTTGGTTAGCCTATCAATTCTAGATTGAACTTTTTTACTATAACTTTCTACCTCTTCGTCATCCGTTTCTTTATTTTCTTCGATTATGACTTCTTGTTCTTCAGGTGGATTTTCTATTTTTTCTTTTTTATCTTCCGAAAGATCAATGTCAACTGGATCACCATCGTTAGGTATATCCACCATTTCTTTTTCGGCTTCTTCTTGCGTTTGCACTTTATTTGCAGGCATTTGTTTTCTCCTGTTTATTTATATTGTAAAATATCCTCTGGGTCTTTGACCACAGCGATTATTTCATCGTCATTTAAAATTCTCACTTCACCACCCTCTATTCCAAATCTAGATCCTGCATAACGACCAAACATAATCCAGTCATTAACTTTACACCAGGGTCCATCTGGAAATCTTTTTTCATCCTTATAAGCGTCAGGTCCAACTTTTAAAACTAAGCCGGTTACTGTGGTGTAACCTCTTTCTTCCATATGTTTGTCTGTTAGATAAACACCACCTTTAGTTTTTGATTGTCCTCTATAAGGTAAAACTAATATTCTCCAACCTGTTGGATCAGGTAATCTTTCTAATGATTTTTCAGTATCATCATGTTCAATTTTATCAGTAGCGTCTTGTTGAATTTTATCTAAAAAACGATTTTCTTTTTCTTCTGCTACTTGATTGTTTTCATCTGCTTCAACAGATAAATCTTTTTCTTCTAAAGCAAATCTACGTTTTGGTATTTCTGTTTCTGTCTGTTTCTGTATCTTCATTTGGCAGGTCCTTTATCTCCTGTTCTAGGTAATTAAATGCAGCTACTTGACCTACTAGATTTTGATATGTAGCAAAATCTTTTACGCCAACGCTGAGTTGTTCTTTAACTTCATCTCTTCTATCGCGACACTTTTTAAGTATGCGATAGATCGCAGTTTCATCTTGCATTAAAGAATATATATATTAACAATTCCATTTTCTCAAGGACTTATTTATCCTTGAATTTGGATCTCTTGCTGTTTTTGCACTTGTCAATCTTTTTTTCATACCCTTCATACGAGCACAAAATGACTTTCTTCTATTAGCTGCTTTAGAACCTTTCTTTAATTTTGATGGTTTTGTTGTGACTGCTGTTTTTAATTTGGAGCCTGGATTAGCCGCACGATATGATGCAACACCTTTTTTATTCAACCCACCAGATGGATTTTTACCTTCTTTTCTTTGCCATGCCGCTGTTTTAGCCATTTTTCTTTTTCTTCTTTGCAAATGTTGCCGCTCTACTAGGAGTAGGACCGGTATTTGCTTTTGCTTGTTTTCTTCTTACGGCACCCGCACGTTGCCCTTTGCTCATCGCTCTTGCTTTTGCAATGGGCACGCATTTTGGATATTTTTTTCTTTTTTCTCCACCACTTCTTCCACATTTTGGGTAGGAGCCATCTGGTCGCTTGTTTGCAATATCGACCCAGTTTTCCTGTACCCAAGATTCCCTTCTCCTT